CGCTTTTGAAGGGGCCGTAACTCCTGCACTACTTATGTCTCTCCCTAACATAGCTACCTGCCTAGGAGGATTTTTCGCTCTAGGTAAATGGCAGAACTGGTGGTAAGATGGTAGCAACCATAGACCCAAATCCTGACACACCTTTTCTGGATGAAGAGAATTTAGACGTATATATTACGATTCCTGAGTCTCGTTTTAAAGTTAAGTCCCTATCCTCTTTATTCGCTGACGATGATGACGACAACTTCGGAGGATTTACAACATCCATGCGTGAGAGGTCTCTAGGAGACCCTCTTACTGAGTACGCACTATCTTTCACCGGCCCAGGAGGTATCTACAGGTATGCTGAAGCGTTAGGCTTCGTACCGAACCACCAGCAGCGGGAGTTGATGGTAGCTTACGATGAGGCAGTGAACTATGATGGAGAGCCTCGCATAGCGTGTCGTGCCGGTAAAGGGCCGGGTAAGACTAAGATCACCTCCGTAATCTTCACGCACTGGAGCCTCACACATCCGGATAGCCAGCTTATCGTAACAGCACCTACATTCAGGCAGTGTAAGAGTGTATGGCTTGCTGAGGCTAAAGCTACGATCTACAGCAGTGCAGCAGACCCTCGTGTAGGAGACCTCTTCTACTTCACCGGTAAAGGGTACGGTATCTTAGGAGCTAAACCTGAAGAGTGGGGATGTCAGCTAATTACGGCTGTCACTAAAGAGGCGTTCCAGGGGCTACATAATCTCTATATAGCTTTCTTGGAAGAAGAAGCGTCTGGTGTAAAAGCTGATATCTCGAACGCTATTAAAGAAACACTCTCTAATGCTAAAGGTACTTGGCTCCACGTAAGGATCGGAAACCCTAACACAAGAATATGTGCATTTTTTGATAGTTTCAATAAAGAAAAGAGCAAGTGGAATTGCTTGCACTGGAATACCGAAGAGACTGAAGAGACTGCATACTTCTCACGCAGGCGTAATGAGGAGATCGCAGAAGAGTTCGGCAAGAATAGTGACATCTACCGGATATCTGTCTTGGGAGAGTTCCCGAACATCGATCCGAACTGCCTGATCGCAGAAGAGCAATTGGACGCTTGTTGCACACCGATAGCCAGAACTAATGCAACATATGTAAATCCCGACCGTAAGAAGCAGATAGGTATGGACCTTGCCCGGTACGGTGGAGATGAGTGTGTGGACATTGCCCGTGATGGAGGATTATTGCTAGATTTCTGGGCAGAGAAGACCGACCCGAATAATGCGATAGACAAAGCCATCTTCATGCAGGACATGCTAGGCTGGGCTAACAATGAGATGACGTTTGTAGTCGATACCTCCGGAATGGGTGAGGTAGCTGTAGGTGCGATAGGTGACGCTAGGAGAATGGGCAGGCAGGTACATGAGTTCTACTCCCAGAATACAGCCCATAATAGTGATAAATACCACGACAAGATATCTGAAGCATGGTGTGAATTCGCCAAGCTCGTTAGGAAAACATGGGTTTTCTTGGGAGATCACTTAGATAAAAAGCTCAGGGACCAGCTCACGACCAGGCGATATATCGTAACCCCTAAAGGTAAGATAAAGATCGAATCTAAAGACGAGTATGCCAAGAATAACGCTGATGCGGAAAACGGCACTATCGGTAAATCTCCTGACCGGGCTGACGGTGTAGTTATGGCTTTTTACGATCATGCCACCACATCCCTCAGGATAGCTTCAGGAGGTTAAGATATATTTTCCTAAATTTATATATTTTTTACTTGCATTATCTGACTACTATAGGTAATATTATAGCATGGCTAAAGATAAACCTAAAAAAACTAAACGAATAGTGAAAGCAAAGATAGATTTTATATCACTTTGCCCACGAGGAGCTAACACCTTCAGCACTATTTACAAAGCTGATGACGGTAATACCTCCGTAACTCTCGATACTGTCTGCAAGGACATGAACGAGCAGGGAGAGATCATCGCACTTGTGTACGCCCCCGAAACTGTAGACTCCCAGGGCGATATAGCCTCGGCAGCCGTAATCAAAGAGTTCGCTCACGATTTCGCTAAAAACGGTGAAGGTATCGATGTTCGACATAACGAGGATGTCCTAAGCAAAGACGCTGTATATGTTGCAGAATCCTTTATTGTCCAGAAAGATGATCCACGATTCGCCGATATGAAGGATTATGATGGTAATTCTGTTGATGCTACAGGCGGGTGGGGTGTTGTCCTTAAAGTGGATGACGAAGGTATAAGGAAAGATTACCGAGAAGGTAAATGGCAAGGTGTCTCTATGGGCGGCGTTGCTAATAAAAAAGAAGATGTAGGGGCAATGATAGCTAAGGCTGTGAAAGACGGCCTATCAAGCTTAAGTCCATTCAAAAAAGAAAATAAATCGAAGAAAAATACGGAGAATATTATGCCTCTTACTAAAGAAGATAAGGCTGAAATCGCAGAACTGGTAAAAGAAACTGTAACTTCTGTCAACAAAGAAGCTGAAGAGGCTAAGGCTGAAGCACTTAAGAAAGCCCAGGAAGATAAGCCTAAGCTTGGCTTGGGTATGGATAAGCCTATTCTCAAGGCTAACCCTTCACCAGAAGATCGTACACGCCATCTTAAGAATCTGGAAATCTTCGAGTTGTCTAAGACAGTAGATCCTGACGATGCTCGTGCTATGTACGCTTTTGAGGAAAAAGCCCAAGAGATCGCTAAGAGTGAAGACCTCAAAAAGACTATGCAGAAGCAGTCAAGCGATAGTTATGATTGTTTCTACACTAACCAGGAAACTGACGAAATCCATAAAGCCAGTGATGGAGTGATGGACCCCATCGCTAAGGCCCTGAAGGGTAAAAACGACAAGGCTGACGAAAAGAAGTAATAATCTGCCTAAGTGCAGATAATATAAGAATTTAACTCTATAATGGAGAAATAAGATGTCTACTAAATTGGACCCACTCGTAAACAGATCAGCCGCTAATACGCTCTACAAGAACCAGAAGCGTATCTCAAGTAAGTACGACCAGAACATCACTATCGGTGCAGCAGGTGCAGGTAGTCTGTTGGAAGTATGTTACCCTATAGGCTTTAATGAAGCCACCAGCAAACATACTCCTTGGGTCGCTCCTGACCCTACCGTATTGGCTATCTTCCTTGGGACTACTCCGGCAACAGGCGGAACATTCAGCGTAGTCGTAAATGATAGTGCTGAACTTGACATCGCATTTGATGCTACAGCAGCAGAAGTTGTTGCAGCTATCAAAGGTATAGGGTATGAGGTATCATGTGACCTTGCAAGTGACACATACACCATCACATTCGATGGTCAGGCCGAGATCGAGACACTACCTACAGTTGTAGGTGATATTACCGACCTTACCGGTGATACGGCATCCTCGGCCACTACCACAGCAGGCACAGCAACTAACGGTGCTGATCGTATCCGAGGTTTTATCAACCCGAACGACACTCAGACCGGCACAACTACCGGCTCGGTATCCTTGACCAGAGCAACTACTCTGGCTACAGCAACCCAAGCAACTCCTCATGGTCTAGCAACAGGCATGTCGGTAACTGTATCCGGGGCATCTAATGCAGCATTTAATGTGACTGCCACGATCACCGTAACTTCTGACTACGCCTTTACCTACGCTGTTGCGGATTCAGGATCAACATCTGACACCGGTACGTACACCACAACTAACGATGAGATTGCAACCATGATGATTAAGGGCGAAGTTCATTACGATGATATCTGGCCTCTGGTAGCAACAGCAGATGTTACAGCTTTGCAGACAGCTCTTCGTGCCGACCTTATCCCAGATGGTCTTATCATCCAGGGCTTGACAGCAGTACACTAATACTAATTACGAACTAAGATTATAAAATATACCATAATTATGATGATGGAGATATAAAATGCCTATCGTGCCCCCAATCACAAACACAACAATTCGGCGTGAATTCGACCGTATCGTAAACAAGAGAGTTAAGCGGCATACGGCACTTAAAGGTATGCTGTTCCCTATCTCTACCCATAAGAACCTGCTTACTGAGTCGGCTCAGGTAGATGTCAAAACCGGCTCTCTCGGTATGGCCCCGTTCGTCAAGGTCGGCACCAAAGCCATTATGATGACCAGACGTAACGGTGAGGCATACACGATCAAGACCCCGTTTACGAACATGAAGGTGCCTCTAACATACACCCAAGACCTATGGGCACGTATGGCCGGAGATCCTGTGTTCACGAACTCTACTCCTAACGCTCTTGCTGAGTATATTAGCGAGGCTATCGGTGATGATACTGACGACATGAATGAACGTATCGACCAGCGAGAAGAGTGGATGGCGGCCATGATGCTTCGTGGCGGATTCTCTTACTCACAGGAAGGCGGAGATAGCTTTACTTTGAACACAGGTAAACCGGCTGCGAACACTTACCAAGTAGCAAACCTCTGGGACGGTGCGTCACCTGAACTTGACACAGATATCAGAGATGCTAAGGCTCTTATCCAAGATGGCGAAGCCATGGGACCAGCACCCGATGTAGCTATCTGTGGTGCACTAGCGGCAGCAGCCCTTAGATCAATGCTAAGAGGAGGCACCATTACCTCTGTCGGCACCACATCAGGTATCGAGTTTGGTAGAGGCGATCTTCGTTCTAATATCCAAGATAACGGAATGATATTCATCGGACGATTCGGTGACATCGACTTCTTTGAATACCTTGGATCGTTCCAGCCAGACGACGGTGGAGCACTTGAGCCTCTTATTCGCACAGAGTATGTTGAGTATTTCTCAACTGGAGCAAGAGCCGCAGCTATGCGTAGAATGTTCTTCGGACTTATCCCTGATATGAAAGCTATCATGGCAGGCGAAGCAGTTACTGAACGCCACTTGGCAATTAAAGAGCCTGATGAAGATCAGGGTGTTTACGAGTCGTTCCTGAAATCGAGACCTTTGACATGGTTCTACCGCCCTGATTGGTATGTATCCCAAAAAGTTGTCTAAGGTTAAACTATAATAGAAGAGAGATTGCTGTAAGGAGTTTATAATGTCTGAACAGAGTTTAATTGATGTAGCCTATGTATGCTCTATAGGTGTAAGAGGTAGGGATAACGTTAATATCCCTGCCGGAAGATCGTTCATAAAGGAGGCTCTAGTTGAGCACTCTTTTGATCGGTTGAAGAGCCAAGGGTACATTTCAAGGTTCCAGAGAGAGCGACCTATCCAGCCAATCGGTAGAGCTACAGGTCAAAAGCTGTCGGGTATCGAAAATGAGACTCCTGATGCGGCCATGACCCCTCCTAAACTGTCTGAAGAGCAGAAGGTAGCCAACATAAGGGCGGCTACCCAGAAAGTGAAAGACGGTCAGGCGGCTAAAGCCCAAGAGGTTGCTGACAAGGCACAGGCCGAAGCGGATGCTAAAGCTAAGGTGGCTGAAGATGAAGCTAAAGCCCAAGAAGTACTAAAAAACGGGAAGCCTGCAACTACAGAGCCAAAAAAAGAGAGCACTGTACAGCAGATCTGGACAGCAGACCCTGAGCTTATTAAAGATGTTCCTTTCGAGCAGCTTTATAGCCAGTACCGTTCGCGGTGCGATAAGTGTGGTCTTACACCAGAGCAGTTTGATGATGATAAGGAACTCCTTATTATGCAACTCAGTGCAGACTTTAAAAGTTAATAAAATGAAAGCCGATCATGGCAATAGATACACTTTACATAGATAAAGACCTTTTGATCCAGAGGTTAAGGATGTCAGATACAACAGACACCGATACCCTTACCCTCATAGATCAATCTATTGCCAAGGTTAGAACGGAGTTCTACAGAAGGTTGGGGCTTACTAGATCCCTAGAGATCGAAGCACTGCCTTCTGTAGAAAACCCTGTAACAGAAGACCAACTCGTAAGGTCTGTTGCTGAGACAACAGAGTTCTACTGGGTTATGCGAAAGCTAGTATGTATCCTCCCTCAAATGTTCTTAGAGACATCTCATGCTATCCAGAACGCTTTTGATGATGTCCCAATAACAAGAGACAGCCCTTCACTCCAGAAATATCTACAGTGTTTGGATAATGATATTGAGATAGGTCTGGGCCAGATGGAATCCCCTCAAGATAACTGTGCAGGCTCTCCTAGATCATTCAGTGCAAAAAGAGAAACACCTTTTATAATCACTAACGCCCATCCTGGAAGGCCTATTTTTGGGGGCTGCTGATGGGAGTAAAGATAGTAAAAAACACAGCTTTCTTAACTATTAAGAGGTCGCTCTTTAAAAATAAAGAAGGTGTAAGACGAGGACTTCTAGCCGTAGCTCCAGAGATCAAACGTGAGGTACGTAGGCTTATAAGAGACCCCAATAAGACCGGACGCATCTACCATATAGGCGGGAAAATACACCAAGCATCGGCACCAGGCGAAGCACCGGCAAACCTTACAGGTAGGCTAGCCCAATCGGTAGGGTCAAAAGTCACAGGATACTCTCGACTCACTATACTGGACCGTGACCATATAGCACCTCACGGAAAATGGATGGAGTACGGGACTAGAGACGGGAGAATAGCTCCCAGGCCTCACCTCAGACCAGCAGCATTAAGTAAATCAAGAGAAGTTATACAAGCGATAGAGCAAGGCGTAAAAAGGCAAATGGGTAAAAAATAATGAGCATAACCCCAGAAGATGTGAAGATGCAGTTGATGTCAACTCTTCCCAGATATACGGAAGAGTACGGCACCAATATATCTACTACAGCCGTAGTAGAGTCTGGGGCAATTAAGATAACCTCCGCAGGCCATGGTCTTGAGTCTGACGCACTTATCGTAGCCTCAGATGTGACAGTAACCATACCTGTGTCTTCTGTCTCTTACGATAATATATCTAAAAGAGCTACCGTAACTCTTGATGAGGACCACGACAGAACAAGTGGTATAGAGGATAACGGTGGATACAACGTAGCCATATTGAAAGATTTCGCCGACAGTAACTATAACGGCGAGTTTACTATCATATCAGCTACGGAGAACACCTTTACTTTCTCAGCAGATGCTGACGTTGTAGGGGATTTAGGCGATTTCGTAGAAACAAGAGACCTTTATCTAGGTTTCTCTCAAATAACTGTTGTAGATGATGATACCTTTACAATACCTCTCCAGGACGATCTAGCAGACGGTACCGTACTGAACTCATTTAAATATGTCGCAGAACAGAGGATATATATAGCGGCAGACGTTACCCGATCTGTAACTAAATGGGCACAACCTAGGGATCGCAAACCAACACTATTTATAGTTTTCGCAAACGAGAGTGCTAGTAAAGACAGGAATACGGTCAACGACTCAATAGCCTCCGTAAAATTACAGAACCCTAACAGGACAAAGTACATCCCCGAAGTGACCCTAAAAACTATAGCGGTAACTAAAACCGAGCAATTAGCCGCTGAAAAAGTACAGCAAATACACGCAGAAATAAAGCCTGCTATTCGTAAAGCAATGTACGGCACTGTTTTCGATCTGTCTGATGCTGCAACAACACAATTCGCAGCTATCGAGCAAGGAAACTCCCCTGAGTTCTATAACCAGAATGATTATGTGCATAATTTCGATTATCAGATCCCTTACGAGATATCTATAGAGCAAGGTAATAATTATAGACGTAACGTATCTTTCAGGAATATAATAGCTAACTGTCAAATGTTCAATAATGAAGGCGATGAGATAATCGCTGACGCAAATATCGAGGTGTAAAATGTCTAACGGTAAAGGTAGTAACGATAAAGATAAGAATAAAGGGTACGAGATAGTAGAGCCTAGCCAGAAGATAACACCCAGAAGGCTCACAGCTAAAACACCCAAAAATAAAATAAAAAAACCAAAGAGATTTATCTTGCAGAAGTTTAAACTATCTGTTAGTATTGGAGGGTATAGTGCTGGTTGTGTGATAAAAATACCTTGCCACAGGAAAACACTGGTACCTAAAGATAGGTATTGGCGTATGCGTCTACGAGACGCAAAGGTAGATAATTGCATGGTACCATATACTGAAGAAAACATTAAATAAGGAAGACAATTATGATATCTAAGCCAGACGTAAATATATCGCTAGTCTCTGCTAATAACGTACTAGGTGTAGCCACTAGGCGTAACCTTATCGTTTGCCAGACACCGAATGCCACGGCTAATGCTCTAGTTCAGAATATCCAGGACAAGACGCAATCAGAACTCGATGCCCTTCTAGGTGCCGGGTCATACAGTCGTGTCATGGTACAGCAATGGCTTGACGCTAACCGTATAGGTAATAGTGTGGGTGCTGAGCTTGACATGATTACACTGCTTGACGGTGTAGCAGCTACAGCAGCAACTAAGACTGCTACTGTAGTAGGTACCGCATCAGCAGCAGGGTCTATGTCCGTAAGTATCCTGTCTTCCGAGCTATACAATAAAACAGTAACTATTGCGTCAGGTGATGATGCGACAGATATCGCCGATGCTATAACTGCGGCATACGCTTCCACTGTAGCTCCGTTTACCGTAGCTAATGTTGCAGGAGTTGTGACAGTTACAGCAACAGATCTAGGAACTATCGGTAATGATTACGGTATCGAGATTAAAGATGTCCCTACCGGAGTCACATCTATTACTTTAGCCACAGGCGTAACAGGTGCTACACCTCCTACCGTCACAGACGTAATGGACTTGGTAGGTACCAGACGTTATCAAGGCATCTTGTGGCCTACCGACCTGATCGGAAGTGTATCAGAAGTTTCAGATTTCTTGGACACAAGATTTAACGTAGCTAACGACATTCTTGATGGTGTAGCCTTTACCGGACTATCCGACACATTAGCTAACGCAAAAACCGAAGCTAATCTACACAACAGTCAGTCGCTTGTGATCGAAGGTAATGCAATTACAGTAGGTAAAGAAGTATGGCCTACAACAGCTATCGCTAAGATCGGCCCAGAAGTCCTGCATCCTGTAGACTTCGTATCTTCCGCTATTATGGGGATTAGGGCACGTAGACTATCTGACGGAGCATCTATAAGCTCCCAAGTAGTTGCTACAGCATCTAACGACCAGTTCGGCGGGATCGCAACAGCGTCTCTGCCATACTTCAACACACCTCTATCTAGCGTACCTGTAACCGAGTCTGTGGATGTATTCGATAACACAGAACAGGCAGAACTTGATACCGCAGGATTTAGTGTGTATGGTCCTAACAGACCTATCACTGAGACTTTGACCGGCACTATGGTCACTACATATAAGAAGGACGATGCAGGCAACGATGACGTTAGCTTCAAGTACTTGAACTATGTGGACACGGCTAGTGTTTGTCGGGAGTTTATCTTTAATAACTTCAAAGCTATTTTCGCTCAGTCAAGGCTTACAGATGGCGATCTTATCGCTGGCAGGTCTATGGAGAACGCTGCATCTATCAAGGCAGTATTCAAGCGTCTCCTAGACATCCTTAAAGATAACGCTCTGGTAAGAGATGGCAGAGAAGCTGATAAGATTGTAGATGACAGTCTAGTGGTAACTCTTAACCTAGCCGGACGGTCTGTAATCTTGAACTCAGTACTACCTATCGTAACTCAACTTGAAACTATAAATGTGCCTCTACAGTTGACTTTTAAACAGTAACAGGCCAGTGTAATACCTAAATTAAGGGAGAACTAAAATGGCCGACAAAGGTTTGAGCGTCCCAACTATACGATTCAATAACGATGTTATCGGC